GGGCTCGCTTGGGAGGCATTTCTGTTTCCCGTTCTTTTTCGATTTTGGATAAACTTTTGTCGAACGATTTACGTAGCTCTGAAGCGATTCGAGGCTGCTCGTCCTTGAGAAATTTCCACCAATTGGGCTTTGAGGTGAAATTGACGAGTGGTCGAGTAATGGGTTCAAGACTAGGAAGGTGACCCAAGATGCCTCCAATGGCTTTGAGAGGGTATTCAAGGATGGCAGGAGGCTCGCGAGTAGTGGGAGTAAACTCTCCGAAAACAGCGGCACCGGCCTTTCTAAGTCCAGCTTTGACGTTCGCACCAACACCCTTGACGGCTGCCGTCTTAGGTGGTTGAAATGGGAAGAGTAAAAGGAATATCAGGAGCAGGGTGCTAATCCTACTTCTGGGCAGATCGCGACTCTTCAATCGCTGATGTGCACGACGCTTCGACTGCGGAACGCAGACGATTGGGGAAATGGATTGAGTGAATTGCAAATTCGACTCGACACCATTTTCACTCGAACGGATAGGAGAAGCGAGTGAACCTCCAGCCTCCTCCCCGGAATACAGGGCTCCAAGTTCGCGATCAGTATGAAAAGCGCGTTTCGTGGAGTTCCATTCTGGATCAAGTCGAAAATCGTTATCATAAAGAGCCACATAGCGCCAGAAAAGCGCCTCAAGAATGCGGCGAAGAATGTGGTTTCCCCAAGTAGCAACACGAAGATTATTTAACCTCGCAAGTTCACGCGTAGGATGCCGGTTTCCTTTAGACCATTGAACAGAGCAAAGAATTCTGTCAACATCAGGAGAGTGGAACATCTGGCGATAATACTGGTCAAACTCAAGCCCAAAGGCGAGAAAGCGCAGATTCTGCCATTCCACATAATCCCAGTCTGTAGAGTTCAAAGTGACACCAAAGTCACGATAAACCACATTGGCAAACATTCGCAAATTGAAATGCGGGTCATATCGATCATCCTGAGTAAACGTTATATCATCAGCATTGCCGAGAAGTGAAACGTTATCAAGAAATTGAGCAAGAGTCCACGGTTTTTCAGGTTCAAGAAGGGTCCAAAATTGAAGAAACTTAGCCCAGAATTCGTTGTCCGATGCAGTGTTCACTTGGCCAGTGAGATTACCACCAGCGCCAAATGGACCTTTTTCAAAGACAAAACCATCAGGCATCACCAAAGGAGTTTTGATGAGTTCAACGTAATAGCCCCAAATTCGTTCCATATTTTCCGTAGTACGATCTTGATCCCGCAAAAAGCTGAACCGAAACTCAGCCAAAGCGAGAAGGAATTTTTCAATCAGAGTTGAATCACACGCCTTCAAATCAACAGATGCACCCCATTTATGGCGAGCCCAGTGACGAGCAAGCCAATGAGTGCCACCTTTGAAAGGCCTAAAACCAATCCCAGTACACAGAAGCAAGTTCGCATCAGCCATCTTGCGATTCATGTCGTAAAAAAGACGTTGGCCTTTGTTGGCGTGGACAGCGCAAACGGGAGAGATAGTGCGCAAAGCATTAGCAACAATTTTCTCCTGCTCACGCAATTCGGATTTAACAGTAACTTGGGTAAAAGTTCTCCACCCATTGTTATGTCCATTGTTCCAGACATACTCACAATAGGGGGCATTGTCAGCATAGAAATCTTTCTTTTCACCGTACTTGAAGCACCAGGGCCATCCCGGAGACCCAGTGTTATCAACTCGTTCAAGGGACTCCTCCCAAGAAAGTATTCGTGAGTTGCAGAGATACGGTTTATAGAATTTC